ATAGTGCAGTATCTCAATTCGGACAAAAATGGGGTTGGTATCAATCAATATATCAACTTGCTCAAGGGGACATTAGACGATTTGAACATATTACTGAATTAAACATACACCAATGTCTAACCCTTTTAAGTTTTGAGAAAGAGCGGTCAGAAATAGAAGCACAAGAACTAAAGAAAAAATATAGATGAACGGATTATACAGAGTTTTAGAAAAAATAAAAGAAGTCCTAGAAGCAGACGTAGATGTAAATAAGGTTACTTATGGAGACATCACACAAATAGACCTAGACAAACAAACCATCTATCCATTAAGCCACGTAATGCTAAACACGATTGTAAGTAATGAACAGGTCTTACGATTCAACATAAGTATTATAGCGATGGACATAGTAGATGTAACTAAAGAAGAAGATGACGGGTACGAAAGAAGCAACGAACAAGATGTACTAAACACTCAACTAGCGGTACTAAATAAAGCAATACAGAAGATGCGAATAGGCAACCTATACAGAGATAGATTCCAAGTAGAAGGAGATGTAAGTATAGAGCCTTTTACCGATAGATTTGAGAACCAAGTAGCGGGTGTTGTAGGGACGTTTGATATTATAATAGAAAACGATGTAGATGTATGCTAGATAATGTAAAAAAAGAACTCAACAAGTTTGGTAAGTATGTAATCCAACAATCAAGGACAAACCTTACCAAGAACAAAATAAACGCTACAGGAGACTTGTATGGTAGTTTAGGGTATGACTTAAAGGTTATGCCTAATTCTGTTTTTATGGAGTTCTATATGATGGACTACGGAAAGTTTGTAGACGAAGGAGTACAAGGTAGTAAGAGTACATACCCAGAGAGTAGAAATAGTCCTTTTAAGTTTACGGGTAGATATAAGATGATACCACCAAAGAGTTTAGATAAGTGGGTAATCAAAAAAGGCATAAAAGGAATACGAGACGAAAAGGGAAGATTTATAACAAGACAGAGTTTAAAATATGCAATAGCTACAAGTCTATATCAGAAGGGTACAAAGGCAACATTGTTTTTTACTAAACCTTTTGAGAAGGCTTTTATGAATCTACCAGAAGAAGTAATAAAAGCATTTGCATTAGACATAGATGAATTTTTACAATACACAACAGAATGAGCGAGACTAAAATAAATGTAAGAAGTCCATACTACATAAAGTATAGTGATACGAATCTGAATTACGTAGAACTTGATATAAGTATTTACACGGGTACTAAAACGGTTATACCTAGTTCGGTTTATTCTTTGAAAAAGTACGAAACGGGAACGACCAATTATGTAGTATTTGAGATAAGCGAACTTGTAAGGGATTACATAGAAACCGAGTTTGATGGTACGTACGACAACGAACCTGTATGGGTTTATCTAAATGCAGATTTATATCAATCAAACGGAACACAAATAGGTAGTCCACAAACACGATTTCTATTAGCCTTTGATGGATATAATTTATTCAATGAAGGCATAAACTACCCTTCAGAGCAATTTGTACTCTTAACAGATAGAACAGATACGGATTCTGAAATAACAATATACAAACCTAGTGATGGGTCTATACGCATACCCGTAAACACAGACCAACTAGATATAGATGAAGATGGTGCGGTTTACGATACTTTTTTAGATGGTGTTTTAGTAAATGATGATGTAGACATATCAACCTCTAGTAGTTCGTCAAGTAAAATAAAATACATTAATGTAGGTTCAACCTTTAACAAAGTAGAACTCTTTAGGTATCAATCGGGACAGACTGTAATTACTAAAATGTTTACGATTCATATAGAGGACTTGAATTGTACTAAACACGAATCGGTAAAGGTTACTTTTTACAATCGGTGGGGTGCATTACAAGACTTATACTTTACGGGTAAAACAACCCAAAGCATAAACACCGAAGGAGAAGAATACAAAGCAAACGTAATAGACTTTAGTACACTTACTTACAATGTAGCTAAACACCAATACAATCAATACGACAAACAAGGTAAAAGAAGTGTACAATTAAGCACGGGATATGTAAACGAAGACTACAACGCTTGGATAGAAGAACTAATGTTAAGCGAGAAGGTGTGGATTACATTAGATGGTACTTTATACCCTGCAAAACCTAAAACGTCCTCACAGACCTTTAAAACACGCTTAAACGACTCTTTAGTAGCTTATACTATAGACTTTGATTTTGCTTTTGACCAAATACAGAATATCAGATAATGCAACAGGTACAATTATACATAGGGGATAGTAGGGTAGAGTTATTTGAGGACGAGACGATAACTATAACCCAAACCTTAAAAAACGCTAAAGATGTAGACAAGATATTTACGGACTTCACACAATCTTTTACCGTACCCGCTTCTAAGGAGAATAATAAGATATTTGAGCATTACTACAATAGTGATATAGTAGACGGGTTTGATGCAAGAAAGAAGGTAGCAGCACACATAGACCTAAACCACATCTTATTTAAAAAGGGTAAGATTAAGTTAGACGGTGTAAACCTAAAAAACAACAAAGCACACGCTTATAGAATTACCTTCTTTGGGAATAGCATACAACTCAAAGACATCATAGGAGAGGACAAACTAAATAACCTTGATTTAAGCGCACACAATACCGAGTATACGGCAAGTGATGTAGAAGCAGGTTTAACAATAAACCCACAAACAAACGATGTCATAGTACCCTTAATTACACACTCCCAAAGACTTTATTACGATTCTTCTGAAACCACGGCAGTAGGTTCTCAAGTAGACAATATAGAGTTTGTAAATATAAATGTACACAGAGGTGTAAGATGGAATCAGTTAAAATACGCTTTAAGGGTTAGAAAAATAGTAGAAGCGATAGAAACAGATTATCTAACACCTAATGGACTTTCCTTTTCTACGGATTTCTTTAATTCAACTAATGCGAGGTACGATGATTTGTTTATGTGGCTACATCGTAAAAGCGGTCTAGTAGAAAACCTAGAAGACGAAACACAAATACAAGTAACAGGGTTTAGTACAGGTGGAGATACTTATGTAAATATGACGGGTACGTTTTTAGGTATGTCTGTAAACCCTGCGAACATTTCTACTTTTTCATTAGCTATAACTTCAAGTGATACCGACCAATATGCAATCATAATTAAGAACGGGGGTAATGTAGTATTTAGAAGTGATTTTGTATCGGGTTCTCAAACCTTTTCTTATCCTGCGGACTATTCTTATGCTACAGGTTCTTATGATGTGTATGTCGTTCCTTTAAACCTACCTGTAACAATTAGTAAGATACGATGGACGGTAACCCACACGCAAGACGGTGGAGGGTCGTTTACGTTTGATTCTAATAACGTTACTTATAATCCAGACTTTGCTTTTGTGATTAGCCAACAGATTCCAGAGATGAAGATAATGGATTTCTTAAATGCGTTATGGAAGATGTTTAACCTAGTAGCTTACATAGACGAAAACAACGTGGTACAAGTAGATACGCTAGATAACTTTTACCTAAACGCAGATTCGTATGATATAAGCGAGTTTGTAGATGTAACAGAATCTCAAGTAGATGTTCCTTTAGCGTATAAAGAAATAAAGTTTGCCTACAAAGACACGGGTACAATACTTGCTACTAAATACGACCAGATTGTAAACAAAGAATGGGGTGCTACTTATTTCAATGCAGGAGAAGATAGTTTAACGGGTGGACTCTATACGGTGGAGATACCTTTTCATCATATGCAGTTTGAAAGGCTAAAGGATGACTTTACCCAAAACTACACAGACATTATGTATGGTCTTTTTACGGACAACAACCTAAACCCTTATCATAAAGAACCATTAATATTTTATGCGGAGTTAAAGACGGGTATTAGTTATTCTTTTGTAGAAAACGTAGAGCGGGATAATGAGCCTAATAGTGCAAAGGAAAAAACCTCTGCAATACTACCTTCTAACGCACGAGTACTAGACCCTGCAACTTCAACCGATAATATACATTTCACGGCAGAGTTAAGCGAATGGGAAACCGATACAACCTTAACCAATTCTTTGTTTGAGACGTATCACAAGAGTTACATATCAGACATCTTTAGCCAACTAAACAGACTAACTAAAGTAACGGCTTATTTGCCTTTAAGAATCATACGAGAACTCACACTAGACAACAGGGTAATTATAAACGGAAAGACTTATAAGATAAACTCTATTAAAACAAACCTACAAACGGGTAAGAGCGACCTAGAACTACTCAACGAATTATGATAGAAAACATATTAGAACTTTTAGAAATAGCTAAAGGCGAAACCGAAAATATTAAAATAGCACAGGGTAAATACCACCTACCAGATAATTTTAAAGATGCACTAAAGACAATTAAAAAAGAAAGAGAATGGTAACAAAGACAATAGAACTAGAAGCTAAAACCGATAAAGCGGTTAAAGAACTAGAAGACTTACGAAAAGAAGTACAGAGGTTACAAAACACCGTACAAGAGGGGAATCAACAAACACAAGAGGGTTTAGATGATGTAAAGAAATCTGGAGCAAGTGCAGCTAAATCTCTAAAGGGTATTGGTACGGCTATAAAGGCTATTGGTATAGGACTCTTATTAGAAGCGTTTAATTTCTTCAAAGAAACAATAGGGGAAAACCAAAAAGCGGTAGACTTATTTAATACGGTCTTTGAAGCGATGTCTTTGGCTTTTAATGACTTTATAAATTTCATCTCGGATAATTGGTCTAAAGCAACTAAACCTGTATCAGACTTCTTTAACACCGAAGCAGTAGGTAAGATAAAAGAGTTTGGTAAGATTCTAGCCGTTGAGGTTATTACGAGGGTTAAAAATTTAGTAGAGGGTATCGGTGGATTAGGTAAGGCATTAGTAAAGGTATTTAAGGGAGACTTTAAGGGTGCAGCAGAAGAAGCTAAAGGAGCGTTAGAAAACTTCAAAGACACCTTAATAGGAAACGCAGAAGAAACGGCTAAAGTAGAGGTAGTATTTGATAAGGTTACAAAGACGGTATCTAATTATGTCAAGGAAACAGTAAAAGCTGCAAAAGCCAACACAGAACTGCAAAAAACGGCAGAGGTAGCAAGAGTAATTCAACAGGGTTTAGTAGAGCAATACGATAGACAAGCAGAGAAGTTAAGACAAACCAGAGACGAAGAACGAAACACGATAGAAGAACGTATAAAGGCAAACAACGAACTAAAGAGTGTACTAGACGAACAAGAAGAAGCGATGCTCAAGCAGGTAGACTTACAGATAGCTTCTGCACAAGCCCAATACGACAAGAACGGAAACCAAGAAAACTATATTGCTTTACTAGAAGCTACACAAGAGCGAGAAGCGGTATTAGCACAAATAGAAGGTTTTAGGTCAGAGCAAAAGATGAACGATTTGGCTTTGTCTAGGGAACTTATAGAACTAGAAGAAACTCAAGCGGAAGGAGCAAATGAAAGACGAATTGCAGAACAAGAATTTTTAGCCGAACAAATAGAAGGAGAGTATTTAAGATTAGAAGCCTTAAAGACCGTTGCGTTAGAGGAAGCGACGTTAGAGGAAGAACGACTCACTAAAAAAAGAGACTTATACCAAAAAGGTACACAAGCCTATGTAGATGCCAACGAAGAACTATTAAACTTCCAAAGCGAAAACAACCAAAAGCAACTAGAACTAGATGGACAATTACAACAAAGTAAATCTCAACTTATAGGAGATGCGCTTAATAACATAGCTAGTATAGTAGGTAAGAATAGTAAGTTTGGAAAAGCGATAGCAATCGTACAAGCTATTAGAGACACTTATGCGGGAGCAAACAAAGCCTTATCATCTGCACCACCGCCATTTAATTTTATATCGGCAGCAGCTACGGTAGCAGCAGGTATAGCCAATGTAAGACAAATAGCTAAAACACAAGAACCACAAGCACCCGCAGGGGTAAGTACAGGGGGAGGCACATCTGCACCTGCATCAATACCACCTGCTTTTAATGTTATAGGACAGACGGGTACGAATCAACTAGCAGAAGCAATAGCAGGACAAAACCAAAAACCTCTACGTGCGTATGTGGTAAGTAATGAGGTTACTTCAGCACAAAGTCTTGACCGAAATATAGTTAGTGAAGCGACTTTATAAAAAAAAGTTGTGTTGAAAATGCAAAATTAAAAACTAAAAACGTTATATAAGTATGAGAATCGTAGAATTAATATTAGACGAGGAGAATGACATAAGCGGAGTGGATGCTATTTCGGTAGTAGAACGACCCGCTATAGAAGAAGATTTCATAGCACTAAAAGAGGAAATAAAGTTTGCAGAAGCAGACAAAGACCAAAGAATCTTGATAGGTGCTTTACTTGTTCCAAACAAACCAATATATAGAAACGGAAAAGACGAAGACTACTACGTATACTTTTCCAAAGAAACCATTAAGAAGACAAGCGAACTCTTTTTAATGAACGGTTATCAGAACAACTCAACCCTAGAACACAGAGAGCCATTACAAGGACTTTCTTTAGTTGAGAGTTGGATAGTTGAGGACGATAAAAAAGACAAAAGTAGATATTACAAGATGGAAGTTCCTGTAGGTACTTGGATGGGTGCGGTAAAAGTGAACAACGAAGAAGTATGGAACGATTTTGTAAAAACAGGTAAAGTAAAAGGATTCTCTATAGAAGGGTACTTTGCCGATAAGATGGAAAGACCACAAGAAAGTTTAAAAGAGCATTGTAAAGAATGTGATGGGTCTTGCGGTACTTGTAAAAAGGATTTTAATGCGTTCTACGAGGACTTTGTAGAAGAAGAGGCAGAAGGAGTAGTAGATGAGTTAAGAAGGCTTCTAACGGGCGTAGAATTAGAATCTTTTTCAGATTATCCAGATGCGGTAAAGAACAATGCAAAGCGAGGTAGAGAATTAAACGAAAAGCAAGGTAACAAGTGCGCTACAGAAACGGGTAAACAAAGGAGTGCTGATTTGGCAGCAGGAAGACCTGTAACGGTAGACACAATAAAGAGGATGTATTCTTATCTCTCTAGGGCGGAGGAATATTACGACGAAGGTAATACGGAAGCCTGTGGGACGATTTCTTATTTATTGTGGGGAGGTAAATCCGCAAAACGTTGGGCGGAGAGTAAGTTAAAAGAATTAGACTTAATAGACCTTAAAGCACCTTGTCAAGACGGGTATGAGATGATAGGTATGAAGGAGAAGGATGGACGTTTAGTCCCTAATTGCGTACCGATAAAATGAGTAGAACAAGTCCTAAAGGAAACAAAAGAGCGTGTTTATGTAAGAACGGAACATACTCTAGAAAGTGTTGTGATGGGTCTTTATGGGCGCAAGGAATAGGAAGCATACATAAAACGAGTTTTTACTTAATGCAACAAGACAATACGTCTTTTATATTACAAGAAAACGATAGTAAAATACTATTATAATGGCAGACAAAAGAATAAGTGCATTAGATACGGCTACGGCTTTAGGAGGTACAGAACAAGTCCCTTTAGTACAAAGCGGTACAACAAAGAAAACAACGGTAAACGGTATAAAAAACTACCTAATAGCTACTAACATAACGGCACAAGCAAGTGTAAACGTAGATTTAGCAGATTACCCAGATGCACATATAGTTCATTTAAGTTGGACAGGTGCGAATGGTACGGCTACTTACACACTTCCTACGGCTGCATCAAGCACAAACAGAAAGATAAGATTTATCACAGACAATACTTTTGATACTAACACAAGAGTAGACCTTACACCCGCAAGTGGAGATACATTAGATGGCACAGGAGCGTATGAAATAAACAAAGCGTATGAAGGTATAGCGATATGGTCTGATGGTACAGAGTGGTTTATAATCCAGAAAAAAGCATAATATATGGACACACAAAAAATTGCCTTTAATAAGGTAGCCAAGATTAAGACAGATTTAAGTCTTATAGATAAACTAGAATCTAAATATAAATCTTTAGGCAAGGCAGATGTTAGTAGGTTTATATCTGATATAAATAGAATAGAAAACGATTTAAAATCATCTATAGATAAAGTAGGCGATTTGTTAGATGAAGTAAAAAAGGCTCAAGCAGGATATAATTCTATGGGTGATACTGACAACTCTAAAATAGCATCACGATTAGTTAATGATATTCAAAATGATTTTGATGAAATGATATTTATTTATAACAAAGTAAAAGGAATATAAAACTATGAACAAACAACTATTTAACAGAGTAGCTGATATAGCTAAAGAGCAACCTAGAGTTGAATTAGCTTCTTTTGAAAATGAAAAAGAAAAGTTTAAGCAAAAAGCAAAACAAATCTTTAATGAAGTTGATAATACTACTGCAAAATATAGAGATGCGGTAGATGAAATAAGAAGTTTAAAAAAAGAAATTGTAGTCGCTCGTAAGATGATGGAGGATTTAGAAATGAAGGCTAATAAAGCAAAAGCAGCCTTTAATGATTTAGGTATTGACCCACCGATGTATTTATATGAAATTGATGGTGTAGGATTTTTAGGATGGACTAATGACCTAATAGAAATGAAACAGATACTTGAGCAATATGTTAAAAACTAAATAAATATGAAACCGTTAGATATGTTAAACCAAATTAAAACCCTATTGGGAGTGGAAGAGACCGAGAAGGTAGAACTTGCACAAATGACACTTGATAATGGTACTGTTTTGGAAGCCGAAGCATTTGAAGCCAACAATGAAGTATTCATCGTTACAGAGGAAGAAAAGATTGCTCTCCCTGTAGGCGAATATACATTGGAGGACGGAAGAATACTTGCGGTAGAAGAAGAGGGTATCATTAAGGAAATCAGTTCGGCTGAAACCGAAGAAGTTGAAGCTGCTGAAGAAGAGATGGCTTATGTAACTCGTGAAGAGTTCGGACAGGCTATTGACGAGATTAAAGCTATGATTGAAAGTCTAGGTAAAAAAGAAGAGGAAATGGCAGAAGAGGTTAAAGAGGAGTTATCTGCTCAAGAACCTGCTACCGAACCTCTAAAGCACAACCCAGAGGAACAAATCGTACAGAAGTTTAGAAAACTATCACATAACAAAAAAGGAACAACAACAGATTTAATTTTTAGTAAACTATTTTCATAATGAATATTCAGAAACACAATTTTACGAAGAGTGTAGAAAGTATCACTACTACGTATGCAGGAGAATTTGCAGGGGAATATATTGCTGCTGCTCTCCTATCGGGAAAAACCCTTAATGACGGTGCGATTACAATCAAGCCTAACGTTAAGTATCAAGAAGTACTTAAAGTACTAGATGACAACAACATTGTAAGAGACGGGTCTTGCGACTTCTCTGCAATTACTACAGGGGATGACAGACTATCTTTAACAGAGTCTATCCTTACTCCAAAAGAGTTACAAGTAAACCTTGAACTTTGTAAAAAAGACTTCCGTACTGATTGGGAAGCAGTTGGTATGGGTTACTCTGCTTTTGACAACCTTCCTCCTACTTTTGCAGACTTTATCTTGGCTCACGTAGCGGGTAAAATTGCAGAATCAGTAGAGAAGAACATCTGGCAAGGAGACGATGACGGAGCAACTGCTGCTACTGCATTGTTTGACGGATTTGAAACTCTTGTAACATCAAGCGGAATCAACATCGGTTCTACTACTGTAACTTCTTCTAACGTAATTGACTTCTTGGGAGGTATGGTAGATGCTATTCCTTCTGCCGTATACGGAAAAGAGGACTTAATGATTTACGTACCTAACAACGTATACCAAGCGTATGTAAGAGCATTAGGAGGATTTGCAACTAACGTAGGAGCAAATGGTGTAGACAACAAAGGAACTACTTTCTATCAAATGGAGCAACAACTTACTTTTGATGGTATTCCATTACAGAGATGTACTGGTATGTCTGGAAACAGAGCCTTTGCAGGACAAAAATCTAACTTATTCTTCGGTACAGGTTTATTATCAGACCACAACGAAGTTAAATTGTTAGATATGGCAGACCTTGATGGTTCTCAAAACGTAAGAGTAATCTCAAGATTTACTGCGGGAGTTCAAGTAGGAGTTGCATCTGATGTAATCCACAGAACTGCATCTGCATCTTAATAAATTAACTAACATATAAAGGGGTGGGGTAATTTCGCCCTATCCCTTTTTTTAATACTAAAAATATGGCTTGTACACTAACAGGAATAGACGGGAGAGCCTTACCTTGTAATAAAACGGTAGGGGGACTCAAGACGATTTATTTTGGTGCGTATAGCGAAAGTATGACTGCGGGGGACGGGGCTACTGCTCCTGCGGGTAGTTGGTATCAATACGACCTAAAAGGTGCTTCTTCTTTAGAAACGGCTATTAACGGGTCAAGAGAAAACAACTCTATCTTTTATACGCAAACCATCAACATACAATTACCTTTATTAGACGAGACTACACAAGACGAGATTAAAATCTTGGCTGCTACTAAACCTCACATCATTGTAGAAGATTACAACGGACAACAATGGTTAGCAGGATTAGAACACGGTTGTGATTTAACAGGCGGTAGTTTAGTTACGGGGGCTAATTTAGGAGACTTCTCTGGTTTTACTTTAACCTTTGAAGCACTAGAAAAAAACCCACCTGCATACGTTCAAACTGCGGTAACTGGAGCGGGTACACAAAATGAACCTGCTGTAACGGCATCGTAAATTTTAACACTTAAAGGAAGGGGTAGCAGAAATGTTACCCTTTTTTTTGCTTTAAACTACAAAATCCCAATTTTATTTCGTTATATAAGTATGAAGGTTTTAACCACGAGTACAAGCGCACAAGAAGTAAAGGTTATCCCTAGAAGTTATCCCTCTAGTATTACCGTAAAAGTAAGAAACGAATCTACTAACGATACAGATACTTACACAAGTGTAGCTACAACGACAAATAAGGGCTATTTAGTCTTCTCTAACGCATTTTCTCTTACAGAAGGTAGTTTTTATAACCTAACGCTTTTAGATGGCGCAGATGTGATTTATAAGGGTAAGATATTTTGTACGGATAGTTCAGACTACTCGGTTAATACAAATCAGTATGTACAAGAAACAAGTTATGACAACGATTACATCATATTATGAGTAGACAACACAAACCCACAAAATACACCAACGATTTACGGGTAGTTAATTTAGCTACTTATACTTCTCCAGAGATAGTAGAGAAAAGAAACCAAAACTTTGTAGAATACGGAGAGGACAACAACTACTACCAATATCTAATAGACCGATACAACGGAAGCCCTACTAACAACGCTATCATAAACGGTATTTCCGAAATGATATACGGACAAGGACTAGATGCTACCGATTCCAATAGAAGACCTAACGAATACGCACAGATGAAGTCTTTATTCTCTAAAGATTGTGTACGTAAGTTAGTGTATGACTTAAAACTTATGGGTGGTTGTGCTATGCAAGTTATCTATTCTAAAGACAGAAGTAAAATTACAAGCGTAGAACATTATCCTGTAGAAACCTTACGAGCGGAAAAGTGTAACGCTAAAGGAGATGTAGAAGCGTATTACTATCATCCTAATTGGGAGAAGTATCGTAAGGGAGACGAACTTAAAAGAATACCTGCTTTTGGTTATTCAAGAGAAGCGATTGAGATACTATTTGTAAAGCCATATAGAGCAGGGTTTTATTATTATAGTCCTGTAGATTATCAAGGGGGTATACAATACGCTCAACTAGAAGAAGAAGTATCTAACTACCATCTAAACAACATAACTAACGGACTTGCACCGTCTATGTTGATTAACTTCAATAACGGAGTACCTAATGAGGAAGAAAGAAGCCTAATAGAGCAAAGAATCTACCAGAAGTTTTCGGGAAGTTCTAATGCGGGTAAGTTTATACTAGCCTTTAACGATTCGGCAGAGTCTAGTGCGACTATAGAACCCGTACAACTATCAGATGCCCATAATCAGTATCAATTCCTATCAGACGAAGCGATGCGTAAGATAATGGTAGCCCACAGGGTTGTATCTCCTATGTTATTAGGTATTAAAGACCAAAGCGGACTAGGAAACAACGCAGACGAACTAAAGACGGCTTCTACCCTAATGGATAACACCGTTATAAGACCGTTTCAGCGACTTTTATTAGATGCCTTTGACCAAGTACTAGCCTACAACGAGATAAGCCTTAATTTATACTTTAAAACGCTTCAGCCGTTAGAGTTTACAGACTTACAAAATGCGATAACTAAAGAACAAGTAGAAGAAGAGACAGGACAAAAGCTATCAGAAGACCGACCTTTTTTAGATGACGAACTAGCAGAAGAGTTATGGAATCAAATTAAGGATTTAGGAGAGGACGAACCCGAAGGCTATGAGTTAATAGATGTAGAAGACGTAGGAGACGAACCAGAGGACTTTAATGCAGAATCTTATCTAAACGGACTAAAGTTAAGCGCAACTCAAGATAGCACACAAGACACCGATTTATGGAAGGTAAGATACAAGTACGTAAAAGGAACTCGTAAACAACCTAAAGGAGAGTCTAGGCTTTTTTGTAGAAATATGATTAGCGCAGATAAACTATACCGAAAAGAGGACATAGGGTTTATGAGTGCTAAAGGGGTAAACAAGAAACACGGACACAAGGGTAGAAACTACTCTATTTTCAAATACAAGGGCGGGGTTAATTGTTACCACAGATGGGAAAGACGAGTATATAAAAAGAAACTTAAAAAAGACGGAGAGACATACGGAGGAAATGCGCTACAGGGTACAAACTTTAAGAATGTAAACCAAGCAATACGAGAAGGATGGAAAGCACCTAAAAACCCTAAAGAAGTAGCAATAGCACCTATAGATATGCCTAGAAACGGACACCACCCAAATTATTAGTATGGCAGTAGCATTATTTATAAAAAGAGAAGATTTAGTACGTAACTCTATAATAGACGGAAACGTAGACTTTGATAAGTTTATATTCTTTATCAAGGAAGCCCAAGAGATGCATATACACCAATATCTAGGAACGGACTTGTATAATAAGATAAGCGCAGATATAATAGCTAGTAGTTTAAGTGGAGACTATCTAACTTTGGTAAACTCTTATATCCAACCTATGCTTATACATTATGCGATGGTGGAGTATTTGCCTTTTGCAGCTTTTCAAATCAAGAACGGGGGAATATTTAAACACCAAAGCGAGAACTCTGTAACGGCAACAAAAGAAGAAGTAGACTTTCTAGTACAAAACGAACGCAACAAAGCAGAACAATACACTAGAAGATTTATAGACTATATGACCTTTAACTTGGACAAGTTCCCAGAATACTTAACTAACACGAATGAAGACACGCACCCTAGTAAAGATGCAACGTACAACGGATGGGTGTTGACATTATTAACTTTATTAACTTTAACAATTTAACATAAACAATTAAAGCGTATGCAAACAGAAATTTGGAAGCCAATAAGTGGATACAATGGCTATTATGAAGTAAGTAATTTAGGTAGAGTAAGAAGTAAAACAAGAAAAATTGAACGAACAAGTCCTAATGATATTACAAAAAAAAGACCCTTTACTTATAAAGGAAAATTGGTTTCATTTTGGATTACAAAAAAAGGATATTGTAGATGTACTTTAAATCTTGATGGATTAAAAAAAAATCATTTAGTTCATCAATTAGTCGCAAAAACATTTATAGACAATAAAGAATGTAAACCAGAAGTAAATCATAAAAATGGCATTAAAACGGACAATAGACTAGAAAATTTAGAATGGGTTACAACCAAAGAAAATGTAAGACACGCAATTCAAATGGGTTTACGTTAACATATAAACCAAAACAAGAAAACGAAAAAAAACTGAATAAATGGCTTTTGGAAAAATATACGAGAAGAGTTGGTGGGGAAGCGGGAACGGAATACAAAATAACATAGGCTTTGGTAATGCCTACGACTACATTAGAGAGGTAGAGTTTTTAGAGAACCGAGCAGAAGAAGATGGCGGTACTACCGAAGGGTGGTTATGTGCTTCTAATGTATTGAAGAGGTATGTTCGTAGCGAAGGGTCTAGAGTTCTAATGGATGCATATACTACAAGGGTAGAAACGGCAGGAGGAACGGTAGAGGCTAAACAATGTGCTATTAACGAAATAAACGATTTATGAAACTATACAAAGAAGCAAGTTTAATGATGTTGCCTACCTCTGTAAAGGATGGTAAGTTATATAGCATATTCCCACAACCTAAAGTGATAAGTGGCGAGTTGATTACTAATGGAGACTTTAGTAATGGAGAAAACGGTTGGACTACAAACAGCTGGGAGGTAAGCGGTGGTAAGTTGACACTTCCCGTAACCAGTACAGATAACGCT